CTCAAGTTTAAACTCTATAGAGCTGACTTTGTTTCAAATGGTAATGTTCAATTCTTTAATCAGAATCTTCCACAGAAAGAGGAAGCAATAAGTCAAAATTCTATTGAGATCATTAGAAATGAGGTAAGAGTAGGATTAGGAACCACTCTGGCTGGAAATATTGGTTTAGAACCTGGTGTCACAATCAAACAGAAAAATTCACTTGGTTCAGTTCTTGGGAGTGGTAAACTCATATCCCTTGGTTCTTCAATCACTAGTGATTTAGCAATTACTAATGCAGGTATTGGGTACACACCACTTGTTGATGCAGGTCAATTATTTGAGAATGTTTCTTTAACATCACTTACTGGAAGTGGTAGAAATGCAACAGCAGACATCACAATTCAAAATGGTGTTGCTGTTGGTGCCACCATTAATAATGGTGGAATTGGATATCAAGTGGGTGATGAATTGACACCTACAACAATTGGTGCAAACAATCTTGGAATAGGATTAAGATTAAGTGTTGTAGATGTGCTTGGTGATAATGAACTAAGAATTACAGACGTACAAGGAGAATTTAACACTACAGCAAATAATTTCTTATACTTTGATGGTGTTGGTGTTGGTCATACATTACTTAATGGTAATGTTGGTGGAAATGTTGTTCCTTTATCTCCTATTACTCAAGTGTCTGATGGAACTCATATTAAGATTTTCCATAGAAATCATGGGATGCATGGATCAGGATATGTAACACTTAAGGATATTGAGACAGATATTGATGGATCAAAACTGGTAGTTGCTTATCCAAATACATCTAGTGGTGGGGATGCTATTTCTGTATCACCTGTTGGTATATTTACTATGTTTGAAAATGTTGATGTAAGTGCTACAAATCCTGGATATGTTAAGATTGGTAATGAAATAATTTCTTACTCAGGCATATCTGGCAGCACCTTAACAAGTATTACAAGAGGTATAGACAATACCACAGTGGAATCACATGCTGCTAATGATGCAGTATTCAAATATGAAGTGGGGGGTGTTTCTCTGAGAAGAGTGAATAAAACACATTCATTATCTGATGCCACAGTAAGCAATCCAATCACACTTGATTCTTATCATGTAAAAGTTGGTTTGAATACTAATGGAACTGATAGATCAGGTTCTGGTACACTTTCTGCCTTAAAATTTACTGAGACTAAATCAGTTGGTGGTATTAATGGAAAAGCATCATACAATATTCCTTTTGAGATTGCTATTCCAAAAGTAAATACAATTACTCCAACTGATACTAGTATTACTGCAAGTATGAGAACTGTTAGTGGAACTAGTATTGATGGTATTGAATCATCATATGTTGATCAAGGATTTGAAGAAATCACACTCAATAGTAAAAATTATTTTACCTCAACAAGAATAGTTGCTTCAAAAATCAATGAAACAACTTATCTTAGTGGACTTCCTGGATCTAAATCTTTGTCAATGAATATTAATATGTCCACCGCTAATCCAAAACTGTCTCCAATGATTGATTTGGATCAAGCATCAGTACAATTGATTAGCAACAGAATTAATTCACCTATTGCTAATTTTGCTACAGATTCTAGAGTGAACAATGTTAGTGATGATCCATCAAAATTCATTTACTGCACTAATCTCATATCACTTGAAAATCCATCTACTTCATTGAAAGTAATTCTTGATGCATATGTAAATCAATTTAGTGATATTAGAGTTTTATATGCAGTGAATCAGAACAAACCTCTTAGTGAAACTGTATTCACACCATTTCCTGGATACAATAATATTGATCCTAACAGAGTTGGAGTTATTATCAACCCTGATAATAATGATGGAACACCAGATAAACCATTCACTAAGAAAGATCTAATAACACCTAACCCAGGGTCTCAATCATTTAGTGAAATGCAATTTACTATTGACAGATTATCAACATTTAACAATTTCAGAATTAAGATTGTTGGAACAAGCACAAATCAAGCTTATAGTCCATATATCAAAAATCTGAGAGTATTGGCACTTGCATAATGTCACATATACCAGTAAAAGATCACAGTGGTTTATTCAGAGATAGCAATACAGGAGCTATCATTAATAACAATAAAAATGATTTTCAAAAATATATTGAAAATAGAAATAGAATGCTTAATCAATCAGAAAAGGTTGAAAAACTTGAAAAAAATATTGATGAATTAAAAGATGATATAAATGATATAAAGTCACTTCTCACTAAATTTTTAGAATCAAATGGCTAATAACACAATTACTTTTGATCCAAATGCAGGAGTGGCATATGGTGTCAATCTTACTATCAACACTGGTGCTGATTTCAATTCAACATTTAAAATTATTGAAGTTGATAGAAGTGATTTTGATTTAACTGGATATAGTGGATCATCACAGATGAGAAAAAGTGCAGCAGTGGGATCAACCACAATCGCTGCTGCAACATTTACTGTTGGATTTACAAGCACAACAGAAGGTGAATTTAAAATATCACTTGGTTCTACTGAAACAAGATTGCTGAAAAATGGAAGATATGTTTATGATATATTGGTTGGTTCTGCATCAACTGTTTATAGAATTGTAGAGGGAAATATACTTGTTCAGACAGGAGTATCCTCTGCTCCATAAATAGTATTAAATTGTAGCGTATAATGGCGCAACCAGCATCTCGACAAGGACTGATTGATTATGCCCTAAGACAACTGGGCGCTCCTATGTTGGAAATCAATGTTGCTGAGGAACAATTAGAGGATCTACTAGATGATGCTCTTCAGTTCTTCCATGAGAGACATTTTGATGGGGTATCACAAGTATTTTTAAAGTATCAAATTACATCACAGGACATTAGTAGAGGTAAGGCAAAACCTCCTAGTGTCACTAGTGGTCAGAGCGTTGGTATAACTTCAACCACTGTTACTGAAAGTGGCACAGACTATATTTTTTATGAGAACAGCAATTACATACCACTTCCTCCATCAATCATAGGTATTAATAAGATATTTCAATATGATGATGCTCATTCAATGAGTATGAGTAATATGTTTAGTTTCAAGTATCAATTATTCTTGAATGAAATAGGATACTTTGGAAGTTTTGAATTATTGCAATTTGCTATGTCAATGACATATCTTGAGACAATGAACTTCTTGCTTAATACTCACAAGGCAATTAGATTCAATCAAAGACAAGATAGACTGTATATTGATGTTGATTTTGGAAATATTAATGAGGGTGATTTTATAATCATAGATTGTTGGAAAACAGTTGATGGTAATGATTATGCTGGTGTTTGGAATGATTCATTCTTAAAGAGATATTTCACAGCATTGGTGAAGAGACAATGGGGACAAAATCTTATCAAGTTCCAGGGTGTCAAATTGCCAGGTGGTATTGAATTTAATGGTAGACAATTATTTGATGATGGGCAAAGAGAAATTGATGAAATAAGAACTCAAATGCTCAGCACTTATGAGATACCACCTTTGGATTTAATAGGGTAAGATCTTATGCTAAATCCATTTTCCCTTAATGGGTCAGTAGGAGAACAAAATCTTATACAGAGTCTGGTCAATGAACAGCTCAGGATGTATGGCGTTGAAGTCTATTACATCCCTAGAAAGTACATTACTAAGAATACTGTTATAAGAGAGGTTATTGAATCAAAATTCAATGATGCTTATCCAATTGAGGCATATATTGATAATTTTGAGGGATATGGTGGACAGGGCACTGTGCTGTCTAAGTTTGGGATACAAGAGCAAGATGATCTGACTCTGATTATTTCAAGAGAGAGATATGAGACATATATCTCACCTTTGATGAAAAATCTTGTAAATGTTGAATTGTCATCAAGACCAAAAGAAGGAGATCTAATATTCTTCCCTCTTGGAGATAGATTATTTGAGATCAAATATGTTGAGCATGAACAACCATTCTATCAACTCAAGAAAAATTATGTTTATGAGTTGAGATGTGAACTCTACAGATATGAGGATGAGGTTCTTGATACTGGTATTGATGATATAGATGATGAGATTGCACAACTTGGATACATTCAGACCCTTTCACTCATAGGTCCTGGTGCTGCTACAACAGCAACTGGTACAGTTACATTATCAGATACAGGTGCTCTTAGTATTTCATTGTCAGATGCTGGTGCTAATTATGATACACTACCAACAATTGGTATTTCATCATCACCTGATGGAGGAACATCTGCTGTTGGAATAGCATCCTTCTTGACAGGATTTACTGGTGGTATAGATGGCAGGATTGCTTCTGTATTACTTACTAATACTGGTGCTGGATATACAGTTCCTCCATCAATTACATTTGATAGTACAACAGGTGTAGGTGCTGCTGCTTCTGTAAGTTTGGTCAGTAATGCAGTATCTAATGTTGTTGTTACTAATGCTGGATTTGGATATACTGGAAATGTTGGTGTTGCATTCACCTTCCCACAATCACTAATTGATAGCATTGTTGATATGTCCAATAATGCACTTACCATGGATTCAACATCAACATCATATGACTCTGGTAGTCCATTTGGAGTTGGATTTGAAGATGCTAGAGGTATTGGATATGTTAACTCTGCTGGTATTGTAACCTTTGTTGCTTTGACACCAGGACAAGGATATCTCAATGTTCCTGATGTATTGTTTGAGACACCACCTGGTATTACTGCCACTGGCACATTCAAGTTTAATGAAATTATAGTTGGTGCTGCTAGCTCTGCAACAGCAAGAGTTAAAGAATGGGATGCATCAACCAATAAACTTGAAATTTCTATTATTGATGGTGAATTTGGTCCAGGTGAACAAATTATTGGTCAAGAATCTGGAGCAACATATACAATATTTGATTCTGAGTCAGACGACCTTGTTGATCCTTTGGCTGATAATGATACCTTTGAATCAACTGCAGATTCAATCATTGATTTCAGTGAAACCAATCCATTTGGAATGCCCTGATACAATTTTGTTAAATAGTAGTATTACCCCACCATGATAAGGCGATGTTTGAGTATTTTTATAACGAGGTTTTTAGATCTGTTATTATAGGGTTTGGTTCTCTTTTTAATGGAATAGAAATCAAGCATAAAGATTCTTCAGATGACAGTGTTAGCATTGTCAAGGTTCCTCTCGCCTATGGACCAACTCAGAAATTTTTAGCAAGATTAGAACAGCAACCTGATCTCAATAAACCTGTTCAAATGACACTACCTAGAATGTCATTTGAATTTATTGGTGTTCAGTATGATGCTTCAAGAAAAACAACTCAAACACAACAATTTTTTGTTGAAGATCCAGCAGCTGGTTCTAAAATAAAAAAGGGATACTTACCTGTCCCTTATAATATGTCAATTGAACTGAGCATTATGTCAAAGTTGAATGATGATGCTCTACAGATACTTGAACAAATTTTACCATATTTTCAACCTGTTTATCACTTACCAGTTAATTTTCTTGGTAATTTGAAAGAGAAAAAAGATGTGGCAGTTCAACTTGATAGTATTAGTATGGAAGATGATTATGAAGGTAATTTTGATACAAGAAGAGCACTTGTATATACACTAAGATTTACTGCCAAGACTTATGTCTTTGGTCCTATTCCTGATGTTACTGATCAAGTTATCAGAAGAGTTCAGGTTGGTTACATTGCTGGAGAAAGTTCCAGATCATATGATAGAGATCTTACATATAAAGTTGTTCCTAGAGCAACAAAAGATTATGATCAATCCCAAATTTCACAACTCAGTGAGGATATAGATCTTACAGAGACAATTATTACTGTAAGTGATGGTTCTAAATTTACTGTCAATACTCATATTGATATTGATAATGAGAATATGAAGGTTACAAAGATCAGTGGTAATGATATCACTGTCAAGAGAGGTCAGGATAACACCAAGGCAGCAGAACATGTTTTGGGTGCTCCAATATTCAGTATCACTGCTGCTGATGCAGAATTGATTGAAGTTGGTGATGACTTTGGTTTTGATGGTAATGTAATCTGATGGAGGATAATATGATTGATGTGACCCCAACTGATAAAAAGATTGAAAAGATAAGATCTCAATCTGAAGATATTAAAAAAGATTATGAATACACTCGAGGAAATTTGTATTCAATTATTGAGAAAGGTCAGGAAGCTATCAATGGCATACTTGAACTTGCTCAAGAAAGTGAAATGCCTAGAGCATATGAGGTTGCTGGTCAATTAATTAAAAATGTTTCTGATGCCACTGACAAATTAATGACTCTTCAACAGAAACTTAAGGAGGTTAATGCTGAAGAGAAAAAAGGTCCAACAAATGTCACTAATAATGCCTTATTTGTGGGTTCAACTGCTGAACTTCAGAAGTTGTTAAAGAAAAACTCAACTGAAGACTCAAATAAATAAAGATAAACGAAATGGAGATGTTAAGTATCAAAATAAGCACTTTTATGGTCCAATAAATAAATAAAACCCACTTAAAATGGCTAGACAAGGCATAAATACTGGGTCAGCACCTAATGATGGAACAGGTGATAGTCTATTAGTTGCTGCCAGAAAAATTAATGAAAATTTCAGTGA